CGCCTTAAGGTTATTCTGCGTCAGAGGCAGCGTGACATTCGTAGTGCGGTTACTTACCACGCTCTGGAAGTCCATCATCACCGGCGACTGATAGATCATCTGAACGTTCGTTTTGCCAGCGTCCAAATCCATGAGCGTTCCGTCTATGTATATCTCCTCGGTCATAACTGCAAATTCGGTTTCGGTAGGTTAAATGTTATCTCGTAGTGCATAGAGTTACTTTCCTCGTTCTCTGTAACCTCGCACGTCTCAACGCTCACCGCCTGCCAACGATTCTCAGGTACTGACACATTCGGGAAATACATCGCAATACTGGGTGAAATAGCGAGGTATTGCAGTGCCTCGTAGATCTCGCGCGGCATATTATCAACACCCACCTTGATAGTGTCACCAACCTCTATATCATAGATTTTCAGCGTGTCTTTCACATCGTAGGGGTCGGGTGAATAAACGTCAATCCAGCCTTTTGTCTTTGCCTTGCGTTTCTTTGCGTTACGCAGTGGAAATACATACGAATCAATACCGCCCAAGTCGTTTATCCAGCGCACCGCAATACCGCCGCATACGGGTTGAAATTTTATCACGTTTGAACCCAGCATAGCGTTAAGGTCTGCAACATCGGTTGCGGTCATTGGAGTAAAGTATTGCTCACTTAACACCATACTTGCACCAGTACTGTAACGCACCAGTACGGAAATCATCGGTTTGTTATCTGCACCGCTGACCTCGGACTCCCAAGGCATAACGACAACCTGCCTTGATAGCAGTATATAAGTGTACTGGTCTGCAATACCACCGCTCAACCAATCTTTTTGGCTGCTTTCACCTTGCTGCGCAACTCCGTTGAACACATATATCGGAGTATTGTCCAACAACGGGGAGAAAAATATCTTCGTGAACATCGTATCGTATAGCCACGGAAGTCGCTTGAAATAGTTACGGGCGAAGAAAGCGACATCAAACTGCGCACCCGCAAACGCACCGCCCTCATAGATTAATACGCCCTTGTAGTTGGTTTTCATCCCGTCCGATTTCAGCGTAGCGGTAACACCATTCACATCTCTAACCGAACAACTGAACTCGCCTCGGTAGGTGGTATCAATGTAGAAATAAGTATCCATACCGCTTACCTTTGCTTTCGGTGCGTCTGCTGGTATCGTTGCATAGTCACCCACCGCGTACCAAATTTGACATACGACGAAACGCAATGAATTGCCTATCATATGACATTTATCATAGTCGGGTATAATCCAGCCGTGGACACCGCCTGCATTATTGATATTCGCCATATTTGACGTACTACCATTACACAAATTGTACATCATCTGCGCGATATCACCCGAAAGGGTAATCACGTTATCCATTCTGCCGAGCAGTAAGTTTTCTATTTGTGCCATTATCCAAAGAATTTATTGTTAATATCATATGTAAGTTGTTGTTCGTAGTATGCGCCCAGCCGTTCGGTGAGCTCGTTCTTCGTTGCCTCAACAGCCGGGGTTATGATGTCACGCCGTCCACCTTTGCGGAACAGAGCCGAGCCGTAACGCTTGATGTACCAAGACAGCCAGCGTGCGAAGTTCTCGGCCTGCCTGTCGGTCATCCCGGCTGTCAGTCCACGTATCCGACACCACTCTTTCATATCCGCGACCATCGCCTTGCGTTCGGCTGCCGTACCCTTACGGCGTGCAGGACGTGAGCCGGTCTCCAGCGCGCCCGTGAAAGGTCTGCCCCATATCTCACCCACGATAGCCGCGCCCTCGTTACGGACACGCACCTCCAGCGCACGCAGCGTCCGTCCTGTCGCCACCTGCCCTGCTTGTGTGCTCCTGCGCCGTATGTCATTCACACAGTCCGTCAGTGCCTTCTCTATCTCGCCTGCTATCGTCATCGTCTCTTGTTGCTCATTATCTCGGTCAGTCGTCGCTCGTAGAGGTACTCCTTGAGGTCGGCGTGTAGTATGCCATAGACCTTCGCCCATTGCCAGTCAAGTACCACGTCAGGGTCAAATGCGAACTTCTCGGCTATGGCCTTGACAGTTCCCATGTGTCCGACCTCGTTAAACAATTTCTTGATGCCTGCCCTTTCCTGCTCTGGTGTCGGGTCGTACTTCAGCGTCTGGCTCTCTAACTCAACCCAGTACTCGATGCCTTCGAGCATACGACGGAAACGGCGGTGTCGCATACGTGGCGGCATCAGTCGTGCATTCCACCCGTAGAGTTCTTTCCAGCACCCTTTCAGACGTTGGTACTCGGACAGGCTCTCGTCCTGCAATATCATTCCGACACCGATACGTGCGCCGTAGGAGAACGTACCCTCGCGATAGTTGTATTCAGTCAGTCTCATCGGTCTGCTCTATTTCGGGTTCTGGTTCGCGTTCTGGCTCAATAAGACAGGCGGGCATCGATGTAGTGAAGCGCAACAGCACTCCCGTTGCGTTGGCATCGAACATCGGTGGCTCGGGGTCACACTGACATTCCGTCACTGTCGAGAACACTCCTGACTGGTCGCCGTTCAGTGTGCGCAGGAACGGCACGACACCGTTCGCCAGTAGCCACTCACGTACACGTTCACGTGCTTCGGCCTCACCATGCATCGGTACGAGGTCAAGGAAATGTAACTCAACGGTCACTTCTCTCTTCCAGCCGTAACCCTCTCGTAGGGTGCTGGCGTAGTATTCCTCCATGAATATGGCCGGGAACTTGCCGTCATCGGCCGTCACGTTCTGCATCTGCCGTATGTCGTAGTACCATGTCAGTCGCGGACAGGCGGCCTCTGCTATCTCTTTCAATTTGTCAAGTAGTGTCATATCGTCTCAAATATAAAGTATTTTGCTGTAATCTGTTGTGCCTTTGCGTTACCATTAAGTCAGTGATATTATGCGGTGGCTCTCGCGGTATGCCTTCAGAGCGGGGAAGCATCCGTAACGCTCTGCATCCTCGGCATGGTCTTGTACGCTGATGGGTTCGTTCAGGTATGAGCCGTCCTTGTCACGCTGCCACGTGTAACCCCGATGCTCACGTATGAGGTTGAGTGAGCGTTTCGTTATCTTCTGACGGTAACCTTTCATCGCCTGTAGCTGCTCTGCCTTACGTGTGGCCTTATAGCACGGCTGTACGTTAAACCCATACCGGCGCAGTTCTTCAATCGTCTTCGGCTCGGAAGCATCAGCATACACCGTCTTACGTCCTACTCCGGCCTCCTTCATCGCGGCTGCCATATCCGAGTTCAGCATACCAGTCCGATAGAACACTTCGTCAGCCCAGATCTCACGATTGCGGTTGTCAACGAGCACGTGAATGAGTACAGATGGGTCGTTGGTGAAACCGAAGTCAAGGCCGTATGCCTCCACCATGCCGTCCGGCCGTTCTTCGGGTCTCGGCAGGTCATCCACCTGCTCGAAGTCAGGAAATATCAGACCCTCCAACTGCCCAACCTTACCCTCGCCATAGACGCGCCACCAGTTCTTGTCGCCCTTGTTACTCTCAATCTCGCGTACTTGCTCGGGTGACAGGAATGTCTCGCCGGTCGCGCAGTCGCAGTTGTCCTTAAACGTGGAGTGTATGCAGACGCAGTCCTCGCTCGGCTCAATACGTTCGTTCACCCAGAAGGTGTGTGTCGGGTTGTAGTCTATCAGGATACGCTCCGATGTACGGACAAAGAGATGACGGGCTATGTCATAGGATATGTTCTGCGCCTCATTGAGAAAGAGAATGTCACGGGCTGGGCCGTGTACCTTTGCGGGTGAGTCGGCACTGAAATACTCGATTATTGAGCCGTTAGGAAAGGTATAGATTGCGTCAGTCTTATTCCAGCGGGTCTCGTCGAACTCCGTACCCATGATATTCTGAAAGTCGCGTATAGCGCCTCTTTTCAAGTGCGGCATCGTTTCCGACACCACGGATATAGTCACCTTGCGGGTATTGGCTACGAGTATAAGCAGCTGGAGGTTACTGAAAGTCTTGCCGGATCGTGTGCCGCCACATGATGATATATAACGCGGCTTGGACAGCCACGCCTTCTTGGTCTGCACAAAGACCTTACTACATTTCCACTCTTGCTTCATAGTTCAGCAATCTCATCGGGAGTGATAGCACCCACGGACGTGATAAGTATACCCTTGTCAGTTGCCTCGACGTGAGTCTCCTTCACCTGGGTACTCAAGGCGACCGAGGTGTATATCTTAATCATCTGGACGTCGCCGTCGATTGCACCGTCTACTATCCGCTTGGTAATCTTCTCTTGCTTGGTGACTCCTTTGACCTTCATGGCCAGCTCACGCTCGAAGGTCTTCACCATCATAGTGTGTAGGTTACGGGAGGCTACGCTCTTTTTCTGCGCCTCCCTTGCCGTCTCGCTGGTAAAGGGTTTCCGCGTTTTTTCGAGTTCTTCTTTAGTCCTTCCTCGTCCCATATTGTTCACACGTTATTCACACGTTAATTATAAGTATTTGGCGTTCCGTTTCATCTCTGCTTCGATGCGGGCGATGAGCACCTTGTCCTCCGCGTCGGGGAGGTAGATGCCCTGTTCCGCAGACCACACCTTCAGGCGGTCGATGCTCTCGGTCATCTCCTCCTTCGTGAGGTCACGGCTGGAGCGCAGCGTCACGGTCTCGCCCAGGAAGCGGTCGGTTTTCTTCTGCACGTAGAGCGCGGGGTTGACCAGCACCTTGTAGTATTTCTCCTTGACGTAGTCCACCGTCTCGCCGAACTCCATCGCCAGCACACGAAGGAGGACGTGGAGGTAGGCGTTCTGCGAGTTGGTACGCGCCACGTGCTCGGTCAGCTCTATCACCTTGCCCTTCTGGAGGAGGTAGTCATAGCGCTGCTGGGCACGTTTGCGGTCAAGTTCCTGGGAGAGATCGTACAGCATCACTTCTTTGTTTAACTTCTCAAATGTAACAAAACACTTTAATATAATCATATGCCAAGAGTGTCAATGTCACATTTGTTGGTCGCCCGTACCCACAATGTCCGTCCGGACTGAGCCGAAGATAGGCAATAATAGCGTATGTTGTACACATCTGTTGAAAAGTCGGTTTAATATCCTTTTCATTTGTGCCTGAAAATTCGTATCTTGTGGCTGTCTTTTATGCTGAAAAGCATTAGCCTTGTTGTTTTGGTTTTCCATTACTTCAAGGCTTTTT